GTTAGGCGTGGTACATTTAAGCGGTCGGTAGTGGGGAAATAGGGTTTGGCGGTTGCGCCGATGTTTAGTTGTGCGCCCCAAATGTAAACATCACGCGTTCCCGTTGTGGATGAAGTATAAAATCCAAATGTATGGGTTTGCGTTGTTAGCGTTGCGCTTAATGCAACCCTAAACCATCCATCGCCAACGCTTTCAATCGTTCCATTTGTAAATGTTTCGTTGTCAAAATTAATTTCACCAATCGCGGCAAATCCAACTCCCGTTTGGTAAATATAAGTTGAAATTATATTTGTTGATTTTTTTTTGACATACACCGAATAAGTATAAACCCCCGCTGTAATTGCATACACCTGATATGTATTTATAGTATTAGTGGCGGTTGCACTTAATGTGTCTGCGGTAGTCGTTCCATTTGGTGCGGTTGTGGTATTCGCTGTCACCGAATTTCCCGATTCTTTTGCCCAAACTCCATTATCAAAAGTTTCCGATTGTTCCAACAAATTCCAAGCCACAACCTCAACCAACCCCGCACTATTTACTCGCGTTCCGTTGGATGCACGGGTGAATGACAAATCGCCCGACCCGTTTGTGGGAATTTGAGAATAAACAACATCCTCTTTGTATCCGCTTGGTATTAAAACCAAACTCGCTTGTTCTAAAAGTGTACTCATTCTTGTGAATCTAAATTATCCAATTTGAAAATCATGCAGTCCACACCTTCGTAATAACCACCATCCGCAGTTACCCTATTGGTATATTCTAACGCCAATACCGCCCCACCCGCTTGGGTGAATGGTGTTACCCCAATCGCTAATCCAACAAACATTTATTCGTTGTAAAGAACGATTGAACCCGATGTCAAGGTGATTGATGAAATGTAATTACCATCGGCCACACAATGGAATGGGCCTGGCAATAATGTTACACCCGTCAATCCCATAATGGTCATCAATGAATTGCCATCCTTGTCCAAACAAGCCGATACAACGGCATTTGAATTGACAAAGAATCCACGGAATCTTCCCGTGTTGGCTGATGTATTGGCAACGGCTTTTGAACCCGTGTAACCCGCGGTGAATGCTGATCCTGAAATGCTCATATTGATAAAACGATTTTAAGGTTAATTGTTAGGGGTTACGCGATACATTGCCCACGCCTTGCGCCCACAATGTGCCATCACAACACTTTTTTGAATATGTGTTTTTGTCTTTGCATAAACACGCCCTTGTTCCACCGCCTTGTGGTGAACTCCGTGATGGTGTTTTCCACCCGTTCTGGGTGTTGTTCGGGTTGTTTGGGTTGTTCCAATTGCTCATTTTCTTGTAATTAAAAGTATCAAAAATAACAATGCCAATATCAATGCCAAACCAACACCCACCATTTGGGGCAAACTGATTCGTTCTTTGTATTGGATTTGTGGTGGTAATGTGATTGTCTTGGTGAATCGGATGGTGTCGGCCTTTACAACTGTCTTAATTCTTATCACATCGTGATTGCGGTATACAATCGTTTTAACGCCATCTTTTTCAATTGTGAGGGTATCAATCGTTTTTGTGGTGAAAGTGTCTGTAATGGTCACGGAATCGCGTACAAACACCGTATCAATGCCATACACACTTATTTGTGCCATTGCGGGGTTCTTTTTGATGGCTTGTTTCAAATGATACTCCGCCGAACATCCCGTCAAAATGAATAAAAGTGTTAATAATTTACCACCTTTGGAAAACAAATCACAATTGGCGGGTTTCACGATTTTCAATTCCGTGAAGTATTTGGTCAATTTCTTGACCTTTTCATCCTTTGGCTTGTATGTCTTTTTTACAAATTCCATGAAACATAGTTTGATGGGTTGGTGTTTGGGTATTCCCCCGCTTCTTGGTTTTCGGTATACTGTGAAAACAATTGTGGGTAGTAACTCAAATAATCCACAACCCTACGGCGATAAGTTTCCGCGATGTTTCTTTGGCGTTGAACCAATGAATCCAATTCGCTTTTATCTGGTAAGGTGGTGTTTTCGGGTGAGTTACGCAATATACCCGCATTGGTTACCTCATAACCATGGAACAACAACAAATCGGCCATGGCATAATGAATCAACATCGGTTGTACATAATGCGAAACCAAGGTTTGATAATTGCCCGTCAATGTACCCGCTTCCACCTGGGTTAAAATGTAGCGATACAATTTTGTTCCCAACAATTCTTGAACTTGAATATCTTGGGCGATTTTAACGAATGGATAAATTTTATCCACATCCACATTACCACCCAATTGGGTATACTTAAAAATCAACTCTTTGTCGATTAATAGAATATCATCGTTTGCGTACATCTTATTTGTTCTTTAATGATCCTTTGTTTGGCATATCAATCGGCCTTGTTTTGGCAGTATCCCACCCGCTTGGTGAAAATGGCACCCCCGCCTTATCCGCTGATTTGTTTGAAACCTCGTTGTAGTTTTCCAAATTTCTATTATCACCCGTTTCACCAGGTTGTTTTGGCAAAAACTTTCCTTTGACTTGTTTTCGTCTAAATGTCAATCGTTCCCATCTGTGGTGGCAATTTACACCGCCTTTGTACTTCCAAATTGAATAGGAACTTTGACCGCTTGGGGCGAATTGTCCGTTCACACCCGCATCACCCATTTGGATGATATCTTCCCTACGGAATATCACTCCGCTTTTGGCTTCTTGAACCATTGTAGAGCAAAACTCCCTTGATTTGTTGGATACGAAATCAGGACCATAACGGTATCGGATTTTGTACACCCCTTTATCGTCATCACTTTTTTTATTGGGGTTTTCATAAGCAAGGTTAAATTTTAATTCTTCATCGGCATCCGTAACTTCACGAACATCAATGAGTTCCCACTCATCCGTGTTAATTGTTTCGCCCTTGCCTTTCAAATGTTCCAACCAAGAATTTTCATCCTCGATGGTCATATCCTTTCCTTCAAAATACGAATAACAAATGGCCGTGGCTTGGTCGGTGTCTTTGCCCTCACGAACTACAATCGGAATGCAACGCCCCAAAAAATCATCTTTGGATTCACCCGCATTGGGTTTTACCAATTCAATCTTTTTTTTTTCGGATGACAATGATACGCCCGTTTCTTCTTCACGGGTTTCATCATCAATGATGTTGCCACTCAAATCGGTGAATTCAAGGGGTTGTAAGGTTTTGAAATAAAGATTCAAATTGTACCCATTGAAGTTCAATACCTGGGTTACTGCATCAATAATCAATCGTTGGAATGGTCGTACCACAACATTATCAAACAAGATTGATGCGGTTTTCATTTCCTCGGCATTGTTACCAAATCCCGAATTGTCTTTAATACCTAACAACATCGGTGAAACAACTCGGTGCGATACCATGATTTTTTGCATGGCTTCACCACTCAAAAATTGATATTGGTTGTGGGCATCACTCAATTGAACGGGTGTGATATCCGCTTTGGAATCTTGACCATCGTTCCATGAAATAATAAACCGACCTGCATTGGATGAACCACCAAACTTTTGTTTGATTTGGGCTTCAACTGTATCTTTTACCTCTGCGGGTGGTTGCCCATTGTTGAAGTTTATCAACATTGAAGGTGCCAAACCATTCATGATGTTGTTGATGTGGAAATTGGAAATCTCCGCTTCCAAGTTGGCATATTGCGTACCTCCTTGGTAATCCACGGGTGCGAAGTAAAAAGAACCCGTTGAATATGGTTTGATTGTAAGGATACATTCGTTTGCGTTTTGGTCGTAACCAAATGCCCTAAACTCAATTGGCGTATGGCCACGCTTCAAATTCGCCCAATCGGGGCAATAATAATACTTTTCAATTTCACCCTTTTCGTTGCACTTTGCGGGGCGAAGGGTTTGTTGTGGAAAGTGTTTGGCTTGTACATACTTTTTGCGATCCTTTGACTTCACCAATTGGAACGATGCTTGGCCCAACATTTTCAAATCCATGGCAATGGCACGGATGCAATCGTTGGAAAACATCTTTTTGAATTCAATGTATCCCGCCAAATCCCGTGATGCCTTGGTTACTTCCAACCCCTTACCAAAAATTTGGTCAACTGTGCCTTTGATACACGCGTTGTTGGTTGGTGATGAATGGTACAAATCAATCAAATACTGATAATAGTTGTTATCATCGCCGTATTGCACCCAATCTTTGTTCTTTTGCTCAATGATGGATGGTGCGGTGTATGATTGAAGTTGTATAAATTCTAAACTCATAATGTTTTCCAATTAGGTGTACCAGGTGCCGTTGTTGTAAACTGCTTCCAAGTGTTGTAAATGTTTGTTGTTCCCGTAATCCAATATCCCAATACCTCCCACATCAACACATTGCCGTTGTAAACCCTAAACAACAATTCATCGGTGTTCTTTGCCACCGCATTGATTGATGTCAATGTAGGCAACGCCATGGTGATGAATGAATAGGACTTTACACACGCCGTGGTCACTTGTACCATTGTTTTGGTGGGTTTGTGCCACACCTCAATTTTTGCAGTCGCTACACCCTCAAAATCCACAAATGGTGTGAATGTGATGTTGGTGGATGTTCCGTTGATGTGCATACCTACAAAACGCCATTAATCGTTTTTGTTACAAATGAAAAACCCCCACCGATTGGTGAGGGCTTACATAACTATAAATCCAATCTAAATTAAGCCGCGGTTTGAATGGTAATAACGCTACCCAATTCAGCATAAGTATCGGCATCAACTGCCATTGGGGGGTTTGGTTCGCTTGACATAAAAGTCAAAGTATTCAAACGAGCATCGCCCATTTGTACGCCCCATGCACTTGAACCACCATTGGCATCACAACCAAGGGTTGCACCAATCAACCAAAATTGGTCGTTTCTATCCCAAACGATGATTTGCCATCTTCCCTGGGTTAAAACTTTCAATTGATCCATGTCCGAATCACCCGTTACGGGGGTTTTCCCGCTTGGTTTGAATGACAAAGTAAAGGTTGTTTCATACGCTGATGTTCCGTTATCACGCGAAGCAATCACGGCGGTTTCCAATGTAGACAAACCTTTCAACTCCCAAAAGTAACCCGTTGATTTTACGGGTGGGGTTGCACCATTGTTGATTTGGGTAACCAAACCAGAACCATCGGTTGTAATGGCGTTTGCAAATTCAAATGGTACGAAAAACGCACCTTTCAAACCACCAACGAATTGTTTACATGGTTCGTATCTTCCTAATAATGTTCCACAACTTGGCATTTTTTTATATATTATTTGGTTAAAAAAAAGGGGTGGGTGTTAGGCCCACCCCGTTATTTTATGTTTTACCTCAAATTAGGTTACATTAATTACAACTTGTTGAGTTGGGTTGGTAGCAATGATACCACCTGTGAAACGCATGATTACACGAACATTCTGTGAACCATCGATATCGCTCATGTCGATAACCTTCACTTCGTTGTAGTCGCTCAACAAACCAGTTCCAAAGTGCAAATCGCTCTTCATACCCAATACACAATCGTAGTCGTTAAGACCAGGACACATGGTTACGGGGATACCTTGGAAGTTCATTGGCTTTTCACCAACATAGAATTGGAAGTTGTAGTTACCAGCAGATAATGCGGCTTGGTATGCTTTCATTGTGGCGGGGCCAACATAGTATTGGTAACCTTCTTTGCCGTACAATGCAGCGGGTGAGTAATCCAATGCTTCTTGCAAACGAGCAACAACATTCGATCCACTTGTTGCACCAGAGAATGGGCGTACAATTGCAGAGTTATCAATCAAATAACCTACCATACCATCTTGACCAGCAACGATGGCGGAATCATACCAAAGGTTTGATTTCCAAATACCCAATTCGTTTGCTTGTGCTACTTCGGCAGCGGTTTGTGCCAACATGAATTCTTCAAAAGTTGCGGGAAGTTTCTCAAATGCGCTGAAACCCGCTTGTGCTGATTCCCATGTAGTACGCAATTGGTTTTTACACAACTGCAAGTTCACTTGCTTTTCGATGGTGGTCAACACATATTCGCCCAATGTTACTGAACTTGAATCTGTGAAATCACAAGTTGCATCGGCGATGCTGATTGAATCTTGATAGTTACGGATAACTTCTTTGAAAGCCACATTGGGGTGCAATGTGATAAGTTCTTTTGCCAAGGTTTCGCCTGACAACAGAGCAGCCGCAATGTATTTGTTACCAAATAAACCCGCGTAGGTGTTTGGCGATACTGTTGGGCCACTCAAATGGGTTTTGATAAGATTATTTTTCATTTTTTGTGGTTAGTTGAATAGTTGATTAAATACACGATCCTTCAAAGTTTCTTCACGCTTTGCACCCAATTTGAAAATCAAATTAGATTCTTTGGTGTTGGCTTCGGGATTGAATGGTGTGTGTGGGGCGGGTTCGGTGGCCAATTTTTCCAATAGTTCCTCGTTTTGTGCTGACAATGCAACCTTTTCGGCTTCCAATGCACTCAAACGGGCTTCAAATTTGGCTTCCAATTCGCTGATTTGCTTACTGAAATAAGATTCTTCCATTTCGGTTTTGCTTTTTACTGTGCGTTTTGGCTTCATCATTTCTTCCTTGATTTCTTCCTTCATTGGCATATCCTCGGCAACCACTTCTTCGGTGATTTCTTCCTCGGTTACCTCGGCTTCTTTCTTAGCGATTTCAACGATTGTTCCGTTTTCATCAACTTCGATGATGTTACCATCTTCCAATGCGAATTCACCAGCGGGTGCGGCGATTTTTCCATCCTCGGTTACAATAAAAACCGCTTCACCAACTGCGAAGGTATCGGCTTCAAAAATGGCTTGGCCATCTTCGGTTTTTACTTGTGCCAATTCAACCGCCTTTGGTTCTTCGGCCATGCCGAGTTTTACCATAATGCGATCCAAAATTGTTTCTGCGTTCATACTCATAAAACTTTATTATTTGTTAGTGTTAGATTTTTTGTACTCATTGAGCAATTCCTTTACTTCTTCCAATACGCTTGGGGTTTTGCTCATTTTCATTTTGTCGGCAAAATAACCTTCAATGCTGAACCCTTTGAATTTGCCATCCTTGGCATCGTTCCACACTTCATCGTTGGTAACTTTCAAACACCCCATCCAAGTTCCGATTGGATCGTTCATACCATAGATTGCAGATTTGTCCTTTTCCATGTCCTCTTTCAACCAAGATTCAACCATGCAAACGCCCTTAACTGCCAATTGGTGTTCAATGGTTGCGTTGTTTTGATTGCCCTTCATTAAAAACATTTGTGATGCCTTGGCAACTGTCTGTTTGGAAAAGTAAATGTAAAATTCATCCATTTCACCATCTACCATTTGTTTTCGGTAAATGGGTTTATCGGGAATCAATATCGGCCCCATCAAAATTCGCTTTTCGGTGTCAATCTTGGCAAACTTTACTTCATGGGATTTCAATGCCACAAAATTGGATTCAATGGCGGGGGCTTCCACGATGCTTATTGCATCAATGCCACTTGCCATTTGTTGTTCATCCAATATGAGTTCGACAATTCTCATATTCCGCTACCACCGAAAATTTTGTCGATTTCAAACAACTTTGCCAATACTTGTGATTTGATTTTGGCTTCCTTGTTTGTATCTTTTTTGAATGATGCGTAACTATTCGCAAACGCCCTTGGTGGTTCAACACCCAATGTTGCCATTTGCTTCAACGCATTTTCAAACTCCGCCAACAATGGTTTTGGGTCTTGGTTTGCGCTTTTCAACGCTTTTTGTGCATCGTTCAATGCAGAAATTGCCTTTGATTGCACTTTCATATCCTCAAAAATAAATTGGTCTGCGGCTTTGATAATTGCATTGACATCCATTGCCAATTCAACTTTCACTTCACTCAATTCCACATTGGAAACTTCTTGAACGGCACTTGATGCCATGAATTTTTCAAACGATGTTTTCATATATGTATAAAACTTATTACCCTGGGAATGTTGCATTTTGTTGGATACGGCGGTCAAGGGCTTGTTGTGTACTCATGTCCGTTGCAACTGTGTACGCCTTGATTGGTTTTTGTTGTTGACTTGCCAAACTCTTTGCAAGTTGTGCCGATGGATCCGCCGAACCACCCACAATTGAAACACTTGGCCCCATGCTTGGTTGTGGTGCTGAATCCGAACTACCTGGGATTGGTGTTGATGCCATCTTCCGAACATTGGCAAATCCCGCTGCGATAATCGCCGCTGCGTTGATATAACCAACGGGTGTTCCCGCACCCAATGCCAATGCCTTGGTTGCCCCCATGTAGGTGTCAATGATTGCCGATGCAATGGCCAATGATTTACCCGCTGCGGTTTCCTCACCAACTGCGGTTGCTATGGATGTTAATGCCCCCGTAACTGCACTTGCCAATGCTTCTTGTTGACTGATTTTTAATGCGGTCAATTCCTTTGCCGACTTCGCTTCAAATGTCGCTTGTTCGGTTGTTTTGACTTTCATATCCGCATCAAACTGCGCTTGTGCTTCCAACTTTTGGTTTAACACATCTTGATACGCTGCGGTGCCTTTTGTCAATTGTGATAACTGGGTGTCAAAATCGGCTTGGCGTTTTTCGTTCAATTCGTTCAATTGTCGGATTTCTTCATCCCTCAATGCTTGTTCCGCTTCCTTAACCGCTTTGAATTTATCGAACTCATTGGTCAACAAATCAGCCCGTTCAATCGCCGCTTCCTTTTCAGCCAATAACGCTTCGTTGGTGATTTCAATTTGGGATAACTTTGATTCGTTGATTGACTTTTGAATGTCCAATGCTTCCTTGCCCAATGATACTTCGTTGGTAAGGGTTTCCGACATCAACCCCGCATACTTTGCCGTTACTCCCGTTAATTCTTGTTGCAATGCCAACAATTCATTTGCTCGGTCTTTATTTGCACCCAACAAATTTTGTTGCATTTGGATAATACCCATTCGGGCTTTGATGTTTTCTTTTTCTTTTTCCTCACCTTCGGCCAATACCCTTTGCAATTCTTTATTCGCTGCCAAACGATCCGCAATGGTTGTGTTTTCATCATCACGCAATTGCCGTTGTTTCTCGGCCATCAAATCGTACTTTTCAACAATACCTTGATACAAGGTTTGCAATCTTTGAATGTTGGCTTCCGCATTGGCCAATACATCTTTGTTATCAAATGCCTTTTTGGTTGCCTTGGCGATTGTATTGAACGATTGTTTTGTGAACTCCACAACATCATTCACAACGCCTTTGATGTTTTCCATCTTCTTGGCATTTTCCTGGGCTAACTTGACATTTTGTTTTTGCAGTTTGTCAATTTCATCCCCAATCTTTTTGGCTTCTTCGGTATCTCCCGTAAACTCATTCCAATTTTTACGCAATTCAAGGATGGCAAGTTTGGCCGTGTTCGCCCATTGTGTGAACTTGTTGAACACCCCATCAATCATGTTTTCCTTGATGAACTTTGCACCGCGTTCAAACGATGCTACCAAATCATCCCACCATACCTTTGGTTCTTTAAATGCCTTGGCAAACCATCCAAACAAGGGTTTCAACACCTCAACAACACCATTCACCACGCCTTGCATTACTACCATGGCTTGGTTGAGCAAATCCACCACCGCTTGGTTTTCACTCAATACCGATTTGAAGGTATCCAATACCCCCAACAAGATACCAAACCCCAATCCCGTTTTAACGGCATTCCCCATTGCGGACAATGTTTGTCCAAATGATTTTGCACCTTTACCCGCACGGGCAAAAAGTCCACCCAAACCACCTAAACTTTTTTCCAGGCCATCAATGTTCTTTTCGGCCTTTTTGGTGTCCGCGTTTATCTTAAAATTTATTTCATCCGCCATGATTTGTATGTTCTTTTATATTGTGTGAATACTTGCTTCCAAGTTTGTGCATATTGGTTTTTGCCCTTGGCGATTTCCACCGCATCGGATACCCCATACCATTCTTGGGATTGTGCTAATTTTATTATCAACGATATCATTTTTTGAGAATTAAAAAGTTGGATTTCAAAATGGTGATGGTGTGCGAACCACCCGTGTACATTTTCCAAACAAATGTTACTTCATCCGTGGGGGCCAAATCCAAAATGGTATCAATTTGAACACTATGGAAGTTGGAATCGGTGGCTGCATAACCCGTGGTATTTATGCCGTTGATTTGGATTGCAAATTCCAACGACTTGTTTCCACTTTGTCCAAACGAAGCCATGCCCGTAAACTTGTATTGGCCACCATCGGTGCATACATATTTTGACGGGTTTAATGTGGCCGTGATGTTTTGCACATACCCGATTGATTCTTTTTGTTCCATGGGAATGGTATCCCAAATTGTGGAATCGGTTGTGCGGGTTGCGGGGTTGTTGTTGTACATCGTGATTTGGTTAAACTGCACGATGGATTGCAAGTTCTCAACTTGATGAACCAATGTCGACACGCTATTTTGATTGTAGTCATCATCTTGGTTGGTGTCCAAATAATCTTGGCCGTTGAACTTGTACGCATTCATGATGCCTTTCGCAACCGAATAATCCTTCAAATATGTTTCTCCACTTGGTGTTGGCAATGGGTTTGTAAAATCGGGCCGTTGCCCCGTGGTTGTAAACCTCATGATTTCCACATCTGGGTATGTTACCAATTCCAGGTTGGCAATCTCCGTCAACATATCGTATTGGATGGATTGGATTTTGTAGTAATTCGATGAAATGGCGATGGTGTCGTTCAATTCAAGATTCAACCACTCGCCCACGGGTAACACCGCAGTCATTTTAACCACCCTTGATTGCGTTGAATACATACGGGTGAGGTATTCTGTCCAATACAAATCATACATCGTTTTTGTGGGTGCATCGCCACGCAAAGAAAGTTCCAATCCGAACGCATTTGAATAACTATTTGATATTGTTGGATAGTCCGAATAAGGTGTCATCAACGGCATCACGATTTGAATGTTGTTGTTGAAATACCACACATCGGAAACCGATTGTTTACCTCCATAGTAAAACAAGGTGTAATCTTGTTGCACGGGTTTGAAGTCGGTATCCAAAAACACGGGGATGTTCAATTCCGTTTTACGAACTATTTGCCCATTCAAATTGACTTGGTTCATCGCCTGGGGTGCAATCACATGGAATGGTGTTTCAATGTTAAATTCCTCCGTTGGGTAATCAATTAACGGCATGAACTTAATTGATCCGTATTCCCGTTTGTTAATTTGTTTGTAGTACGCATTGGCCAAGCATGTTGATTCTTGGTGGCTCATACTCACATGGCGTGGTATTGGTAATTTGTCGTGCTGAATGTCCTTAATATCCACATACGATGTCCAATTCTTTGTTGTTCCCAACGCCAACCAATCCGCCAAATTGTGGATTTCAATTGTCTTTTCACCCGTTGGAACTAATATGCAGTTGAAACCTTGCAACACCCCATTGATGAAATCTTTGATGGGTTTTTGTGGCATGGCATCTTCCATGCGGATGCTCGTTCCGTTAATACCTTGTGGGGCTTTGTAACACTTAAAAGTGATGGCAATTGTTGACCAACCACCCGTTGCACGATAACGCACCGAAACCACATCCCCCGAATTTAATCTTTGGTTGAAACTTGCCCCCACCGCTGCCGATGTTGTTGTAAATATCAATTGACTTGGTGCAAATTCTTTACGCCCGTTTAGGAAAAAGGCGATTTCCAAACTTTGCAACGCAACACCTGGGGC